CAGTACACATTTGTTTACTGGCGCTTACGCCGCACGCAAGACGCGGGTGGTGGTGTGAATGTGATGGACGTACCGTTTAGATTTATCCCTTGCTTGGCCGCTGGTCTCTCGTACTATTTGGCGTTGAAGATTGCCGGTGGCGCTGAGCGTCTGCCTGTGTTGAAACAGCAGTCTGACGAAGCTTGGGAAGTGGCCGCATCTGAAGACAGAGAGAAAGCGGCTATTCGCTTTGTACCTAGACAACAGTTTATTGGTGGTGGCACTTAATGGGCAATAGGTTTGCTTCCGGTAAGAACAGTATCGCCATGTGCGATCGCTGTGGCCAGCAATACAAATTAAAATTGCTTCGTAAAGAGATTATTAAGACAAAGAATTACGACTTGTTGGTTTGCCCCGAGTGCTGGGATCCCGATCAGCCGCAGTTGCAGTTAGGTATGTATCCAGTGGATGACCCGCAAGCTGTGCGTAATCCTCGTAATGATTCAACCTACATTGCAGCGGGCATAAACACTAATGGTAACCCAACAGGTGGTTCACGAGACATTCAGTGGGGCTGGGCACCGGTAGGCGGGGCTAGTAATTTTGATGCAGGTCTGACACCAAACTACTTGGTGGCAACGGCATTTGTTGGTACAGTTACGGTAACAGTAAATTAAGGAGTCTAGTATGGACAAGAAAGATTTAGCTCAAGACAAAAAGATGATTAAGTCTGCTGTCGGTAAGCACGAGAAAAATATGCACCCCGGCAAGAAGCCTACAAAGCTTAAAGCTGGTGGCCCTACAACCGACGACCGCATGCGTTTAGGGCGTAACTTGTCCCGCGCTGCAAATCAGGGGAAATAACATGGCCAAATTTAGCAAAAAAATTATGGGTAAAGAAGTTGGCGATGCCGCTACTTATGCTGCACCGCACAAAATGAATGGCAAGCCTCTGGTGATGTCGACCAACCCCGGCAAAGATTCCAGCATCAGTAGCCTCAGCACCATGAAGATGAGTGTTGGTAACTACAACAACGGCCAGAATGAAACTAAAACTTCAGGTATCAAAGTTCGCGGCACAGGTGCAGCGACTAAAGGCTTGATGGCACGGGGCCCAATGGCATGAATTACGCCGCACTCAGCGCTGCTATTCAGGCGTACACGGAGAACACGGAAGCAGATTTCGTGGCTAATATCCCTGTGTTCGTTACGCAGGCTGAGCAGCGTATTTACAACACCGTCCAGTTTCCGTCTATTCGCAAGAACGTGACAAGCACGATTGCAATAAACACAAAGTACTTAGACTGCCCACTGGACTTCTTAGCTGTGTATTCAATGGCGGTCATTGACGCCAGCGGCAACTACGAGTATTTGCTTAACAAAGACGTTAACTTTATTCGGCAAGCGTACCCAAACCCGACAACAGATAAAGGCACGCCTAAGTACTACGCACTGTTTGGCCCAACGGTATTAAGCTCTACAATTTACGATGAGCTTTCATTTATTATTGGCCCAACAGCCGATGCAAATTACGGCGTTGAGCTGCACTATTACTACTACCCTGAGTCCATTACAACTGCCCCGGATGGTCAGACATGGCTTGGCGACAACTTTGATACGGTACTGTTGTACGCATCTTTGGTTGAGGCTTACACCTACATGAAGGGTGAAACCGACATGATGCAGTTGTACAACACCAAGTTCATGGAAGCGCTTGCATTGGCTAAACGTCTGGGTGATGGTATGGAGCGTCAAGACGCTTATCGTTCTGGTCAGTTCCGTCAGAAGGTAACTTGATATGTCAATTATCCAGACCCAGACCACTAGTTTTAAGGCGCAGTTGTACCAAGGTATTCATGACCTGACAACTGACGTTATCAAGATTGCTTTGTACACAGCCAGCGCAGATTTAAATGAAGACACAACGGCGTATTCTGCTACGAACGAAGTAGCTAACACAGGTACTTACTCTGCTGGTGGGGCGCAGTTAACACCCATCACGGTAGCGTCTTCTGGGTACACAGCCTATGTGGGCTTCCCAAACATCTCATGGACAGGCGCAATCACCGCAAGATGTGCGTTGATTTACAACGATACGGTTGCCGGTAAGCCGTCCATAGCTGTGTTGGACTTTGGGTCTGACAAGACTTCTACCACCACATTTACAATCACTATGCCAACTAACGGCCCAACCACATCATTGATTAGGAGTTCAAATTGATTGTTACTACAACCAAAGGTGATATGGACGAATCATTGCTTGAAAAGCGTGAAGGTTCATTGGATAATGACAACGAAACAACCACATGGGTGGAGTATTGGTTGGACGGCGAGTTGGTGCATCGGTCAGCCCATGTCGCTTTAAAGCAAGCGCCCCCTATTGCTGCTGAAGCAGCATCTCTTACATAAGGAACCATCATGGCAAATACACAAGCAATGTGCACTTCGTTTCTAGGCGAAATCCTCACTGCCACCCACAATTTTGGAACTGCTCCTCTTCGCGCAGTTACAACCCCCGACGTTTTTAAAGCGGCTTTGTATTTGCAATCTGCTACGTTGAACGCATCAACAACCGTGTATTCGTCTACTGGTGAAGTAACCGGTACAAACTATACAGCTGGGGGCGTGACAATTACAGGCTCACCCGCATGGAATGCTCCGACTGCAACTAATATCAGCGTAACCGCCGGTACTGCATTTACGACACCTACGGCTTCGATTACGTACACAACCGTGACTTTGACAACCGCGTTTGATACAGTATTTATTTATAACTCTACTCAGAGTAATAAGGCTGTCAGCGTACACACCTTCGGTGCTCAAACAATCACCGCCGGTACGTTTACATTGACTATGCCTGCTAATACCACTGCTGCTGCGTTGTTGCGTATCGCTACAACCTAAAGGTAGTGTATGGCTCTCGGGTGGGGCGATAATGCGTGGGGTGAATATGGTTGGGGCGGCGCAATTGCTACTACAGGCAACGAAGCTGTTTCGACTGTTGGCACCGCCTCGCCTATCGTTTCTGTAGCGATTACGGGTGTAGGCGCTTCGGGGGCAGTTGGTACAGTTGTTCAGGATCAGTCAGCCGCAGAAGTTGGTAGTTTAGCGGTTGCATCGGTTGGTACGGTAGGTGCTTCGGTTACGGTTGCTTTGACTGGTGTCGGTGCGGTAGGTTTGATGGGTACGCCTTGGGGCTACGGCACTTGGGGCAGTGAAGCTTGGGGCGGCGCTGGTTTAGGCACTGGGTACGGGTTTGAGATTACTGGCGTAGGCGCTACGGGCGCGGTCGGTGATGTATCTGTTGCGGCGCGTGCGGTTGCGTTAACGGGGGTTGCAGCTTCTGGTGAAGTTGGGTCTGTTGTAAATGGAATTACTCAAGCGCTGACAGGCATTGAAGCAATCGGGGATGTAGGTACAGTTGGGTATACAAGTACTCTTGGAATAACAGGTAACGCTGCGCAAGGTATAGTTGGTGGGCCAATTGTGCCGCTAAACTCCAACCAAGCGTTGGCTTTTGTTGGTACTGTAACGCCGGAGAGAGTAGTTGAGTTGTCCGGTGTAGGTTCAACAGGTGCTGTAGGAACAATGGATGCGCCTAGGACGTTTGGTTTGACTGGAAATGGCGCAACGGGTAATGTTGGAAGTGTGGTGGCTGTTTACTGGAAGCTCATTGACGACAAGCAATCAAATGTTTGGCAATTAATAGATGACAAACAGTCAACAGTTTGGCAGAATACAAATACTTCGTAAGGAACGAACATGGCAGCAACAACAACGCTTTTAGACTTAGTTACCCCCACACAGGGAACGCTCTCTGGTACGTGGGGCGATACAGTCAACTACGGTATTTCTGACTATCTTGATATTGCTATTGCAGGCACATTATCTTTTGCGGGTGATGGCCCCATCACTTTGACAAATACCATAGGTAGCGCATCAGGGAACAATATCGGATCAACTACGGCTCAGTACATGGTGATCCGTGTAACCGGTACGCTGACAACACCCAAAATAATCACTGCCCCTAGCCGTAGCAAATTATACATGGTGGACAACTCCGCTACTGGCAGCACGGTTTCTTTTATCCGTTCGGGTCAAACCCCTGCCGTATCTATTGCTGTGGGTGAAAAAGCCTTTGTCTACTACAACGGCACTGATTACGTAAAAGTGGCATCTAGCGTTGCCGATGGCGTTACAACCATTGATTTCGGTACAACAGGTTTAACACCTGCCACTGCTACATCTGGCGCGGTTACTGTTGCTGGTACGTTGGCCCCCGCTAATGGCGGTACAGGGGTGTCCAACAATGCGGCAATGACTGTAACAGGTTCAGGCAACTTTGCTTACACACGAACGCTGACAGGCGCAACAAACGTCACCTTCCCCACAACGGGAACTCTGGCTACATTGGCGGGGACAGAGACGCTGACCAACAAGACTGTTGAGGCGGGTACTTTTACCAATGGCTACACAGAAGAAGTGGCAACTGCCAACACTTCTACGGCTTACACAATTGACCTTGCTGGTGGCTCTGTTCAGATTCTCACTCTGACAGGCAATTGCACATACACATTCCCAACGCCCGTAGCCGGTAAAAGTTTTATCTTAGTTCAAAAGCAAGATGCAACAGGTTCACGCACAGTTACTTGGCCTGCCTCGGTTGATTGGCCTAGTGCTACTGCACCAACTTTGACTGCTACGGCATTACGTGCTGACAAGTTTGTGTTTACAGCCATCGATGGCTCTAATTGGTTAGGTAGTGTTGCTGGTCAGAACTACACAGTTTGAGGATGAATAATGTTTTCATCTAATACAACACAGACTTCTGGTGGCTATCAAATCTCACGCAGTTTGCGCTTTAACAGCGCAGATTCTGCTTATCTGAATCGTACCCCTGCAAGTGCGGGTAATCGTCAAATTTGGACTATATCCTTTTGGCTGAAAAGAACTACTTTAGCCCTTAGACAGGAAATCTTAGGTAATGCAGATTCTTCTGCGTTAAATGGTTTGTATGTTGAATTTTTGTCAGATGACACATTACAAATTGGTGATTACGCTACTTCTTCATGGAATTGGCAGTTTCAAACATATCCTGTATATCGTGACCCATCTGCTTGGTATCACATTGTTATTTCTGTTGATACTACACAAGCCACAAATACAAATCGTGTAAAGATATATGTAAATAATACTCAAGTAACAGTATTTAATAATACTGTTTATCCATCTTTAAACTTTAATTGTGCTTGGAACACCACGCAACCATCATCAATTGGTCGAAATGGCGCATATAACGCTTTGTATAACAATGGGTATTTAACTGAAATATATAACATCGATGGTCAAGCCCTAACCCCATCATCATTCGGTGAAACCAACGCACAAACTGGCGTATGGGGGCCAAAGGCTTACGCAGGCTCATACGGCACTAACGGCTTCTATCTGAACTTCTCAGACAACAGCAATACCACT